GGGGAGGGTGGGGCTGAGAGAAAATTTTTGTTGGACCCTCCTCTGTACAAAAAAAGCAAAATTAGAAAAAACGAAAAGAAACGAAAGGAAATGAAAAAAAATGGAAACTACCCCCAAAAAACGTGGCCGTCCCGAAAAGCTAACAATCCAAAAGTTCGCTGCCAACCCTCCGGCCACCTTACCGAAAACTGACAACCAGCGAATTAAGGAGCTGAAAGAAATAATCATCCGCTCCTCCGGCAAGGACGTGGTGGAAAAGGTTGTCCAGATCGCCTTGACCGATGGCCACCCTGGTCAAATGGCGGCGATCAAGATGTGCATGGACAGAGCCTTGCCTATCAGCTTGTTTGAGAAAGGTAATTCTCAGAGAAGTGCCGTAACGATTAACATCACTGGCTTGGGGGGTGAGCCACTAATCATTGGCCAGAACCAAGAGCCAGAACTAGACTCCGATAAAAATACTATTGATATGGAGTAAATAGATGGCCGACCTTAATTTCCAACTCCTCCCTTGGCAGCAAGAAGTCTTCGCCGACACCCACCGCTTCAAAGTGGTGGCCGCTGGTCGTCGGTGTGGCAAATCTCGATTGGCGGCAACGACCCTATTGATCGAGGGACTGCGCTGCCCAGCTGGCTCCGCTGTTTTATACGTCGCCCCCACCAACGGCCAAGCGCGCCAGATTATTTGGAATGTCTTAATGGAGTTGGGGCGGGAAGTCATTGCCAACAGCCACATCAATAATCAGGACATCACCCTTATCAATGGCGCGGCGATCTACGTGCGTGGTGCTGACCGACCTGATACGCTGCGCGGTGTGTCCCTAACCTATGCGGTGCTAGATGAGGTGGCCGACATTAAGCCGGAAACGTGGGAGCAAGTCATTCGTGCGTCCCTGTCGGATAAAAAAGGTCGCGCCATGTTTATCGGTACGCCCAAAGGCAGGAATTGGTTTTTTGATCTGTACAACTTGGGCGAGAACGATTCCGACCCCGATTGGAAGTCGTGGCACTTCACCACCAAAGACAACCCGCTGATTGACCCCGACGAAATTGAATCGGCCAAGAAAACATTAAGTTCGTTCGCCTTTAAACAGGAGTACATGGCGTCGTTCTCTAACGCTGGCTCCGACATATTCAAAGAGGAATGGGTCAAGTACGGTGTCGAGCCGTCGCATGGCAGTTACTTCATTGCGGTCGATCTGGCGGGGTTTGAAGAAGTGGCTAAGCAAGCGGCAAATTCGAAGAAAAGGCTGGATGAGTCGGCCATTGCGGTAGTAAAAGTAACGGACGAGGGCAAATGGTGGGTTAAAAAAATCGAGCATGGCCGTTGGGATATCCGTGAGACGGCGGCTAAGATTTTGATGGCGATGCGCGACTATCGCCCAACATCGATCGGAATTGAGCGTGGAGCGCTAAAAAACGCTGTTTTGCCGTATTTGAGTGACTTAATGCGCAAGAATAATGTATATTCGCACATAGTTGACCTAACGCACGGCAACCGGAAAAAGGCCGACCGGATTATCTGGAGCCTCCAAGGGCGTTTTGAGCATGGCAGGATTGTGCTTAACTCAGACGAGGATTGGGATATATTCCTAGACCAGCTTCTCATGTTCCCTGCACAGGGGGTACACGATGATTTGCCTGATGCCTTGTCCTATATAGACCAATTGGCCGTGACATCCTACATGCAAGAGGATGAATCCGACGATTGGGAACCGGTGGACATTATTTCGGGTGTGTAAATGGAAGAACGATTGGAAACTAGTGAGTTTGATCAACCCACAGAGAATGACAAAGAACTAGTCAGCTTCGTTGTGGATCACTGCGATAGGTGGAGAACCTACCGCGATATTAACTTCTTGCCGCAATGGGAAGAATACGAGCGCATCTTTCGTGGCCAATGGGCGTCGGAAGATAAGACGAGAGAGTCAGAGCGCTCACGCATCGTAACACCAGCCACCCAACAAGCTGTTGAAACCAGACACGCCGAGATTATTGAGGCGATCTTTGGCTCTGGCGAATTCTTTGACATCAAAGACGATATCAAGGATGTGGACGGCAACCCCTTAGATGTTGAGATGCTGAAACTCCAGATGATGGAGGATTTCAAGCGCGACAAGTTGCGCAAGCACGTCGATCAAGTGGTGCTGTTGGCCGAGATTTACGGCACGGGCATTGCTGAGATCACGACATCGATGGAAAAGGAACTAGTTCCAGCGACCATGCCAATGCCTGGCCAGTCACAGGCAGCGATTGGTACGGTGGAAAAAGCGCGTGTATCGGTGAAACCCATGCCGGTCAACCCTAAGAATTTCCTGTGGGATCCAAACGGCACAACCGTAGATGATTGCATGGGTGTGGCCATTGAGAAATACGTATCGATTCACAAGGTGGTGCGGGGTATCGAGCGCGGTATCTACCGCAAGGTCAACATCACACCGACCTACGAAGACACGGATTTAGAGCCAACGCAGGAAGTTAGTCAGTATCAGGATGAGAAAGTCTTACTGCTAACTTACTACGGTCTGGTGCCGCGTGAGTACCTGCAGAAAGTTGACGAAGACGAGATCGTCGAGCTGTTCCCTGACGATTCAGCGGCTGAAGACTATCAAGATATGGTCGAGGCGATCATTGTGATTGCTAATGACGGCCTGTTATTGAAGGCTGAAGAGAGTCCGTACATGATGAAGGATCGTCCTGTACTGACCTATCAGGCTGATACTGTCCCTAATAGATTGCCAGGCCGTGGGACGATTGAAAAAGCCTACAACATGCAGAAATCCATTGATGCGCAGGTAAGAACGCATCTGGATTCGCTGGCGCTAACTGCTTCGCCAATGATGGCGGTTGATGCGACACGTTTGCCTCGCGGTGCGAAGCTGACAGTGCAGCCAGGCAAAGCTATCTACACCAACGGCAACCCGAACGAGATTTTGTATCCGTTCAAGTTTGGCCAAACAGACGGCTCAAGTATTACAACAGCCGAGAAATTCCAGCAAATGCTCTTGCAAGCGACCGGCACATTAGATAGTAATGGCATGGTGTCAGCGGTAGGACGTGATGCGGCGGGTACTGGCATGTCGATGGCAGTCGCCTCGATCATCAAGAAGTACAAGCGCACACTAGTGAACTTCCAAGAAGACTTTTTGATTCCGTTCATCAACAAAGCAGCGTATCGCTTCATGCAGTTTGACCCTGAGCGCTATCCGTCGGTCGATATGGTGTTCATTCCAACGGCAACCTTGGGAATCATTGCGCGTGAGTACGAACAGGCTCAATTTATCAGTTTGTTGCAGACCCTTGGCCCTGATACGCCGGTGCTGCCAATCATTCTGAAAGGCATTGTCGCTAATAGTTCGCTCTCGAACCGTGCTGAATTGATGTCTCGCTTAGATCAGATGGGTCAAGTTGATCCAGCGGCACAAGAAAAGCAGATAATTCAGGAACAATTGGCCTTGCAAGCAGCGCAAGCGCAGATTGCAGTCAATACGACGCAAGCCGAGCAGAATCGTGCTGAAGCAACTAAGACAATTATTGAGACGAAGCTAAAACCGCTGGAAGTTCAAGCCAAGATTCAGCAAGGTTTGACGGCTAACCTGCCCAATCAGGCTGATATGGCCTCCAAAGAGTTTGACAAGCGCGTCAAGGTCGCTGAATTGATGTTGAAAGAGGCTGACATCAAGAATAAGTCCAAGATTGTCGAGCTACAAATGTCAAAAGCCAAGGATAATGTCGTTGATGCTGAAAACGACTTCCTTGATGAACTGAAAAAGGGAATGCAATAATGGATATCGATAAACTGTTTAACGTCGATCAGGTTCCCGACAGCCTTTTTGACTCTGTAAACAACACGGTTTCAGAAGCACGAGCAATGCAGAAGAAAAAAGCTGCTGAAAACGCTCAAGCGGTCATTCAAGCGCTTCAAAAGATGAAGGGCGACTTGGAAGGCAAATACGACGGTATCTATTCGATGCTGGAATCGCGCATTGCCAGCATTCAGGATGGTCGCGATGGTATTGATGGTCGTGATGGCCGCAACGGTCGTGACGGTAAGGATGGAAAAGACGGCGTTGCAGGTCGTGATGGTCGTGATGGCGTGGATGGTATCAACGGTTTGGACGGCGCGGATGGTATATCAATCGCTGATATACGTCTAGACTTTGACAACAGCCTCGTCATCACGCTATCGAATGGCCGTGAGATCAATGCGGGTGAAATCCTGCCGCCGGACATCTCGGATCGTCTGAAAGTTATCATCAACCAAGGCGCAAGCGGTGGCGGTGGTAGCGGCGGTAGCTTGCCAGACCAGACAGGTAATGCAGGTAAATTCCTAACGACTGACGGCACCGAAGCGTCGTGGGGTACACCCGCCGGATCAGGCGATGTGGTTGGCCCTGCATCGGCGACTGACAATGCCGTAGCGCGATTTAATACAACGACCGGCAAACTGATTCAAAATTCGGCAGTCACCATTAGCGACACGGGCGATATGTCGGGTGTGGCATCCTTGGGCATAGCTAATTACGTTGATTTTGATATTACGCCAACGGTCACCAATGCAGTGGGGCGTTTGTATTGGAATGACGCACAAAGCACCTTAGCTGTCGGTTTGACGTCGGCCATATCGGCAGATATTGGTCAAACACTTTACGCTAGAGCAACTAATGCGGAAGCAACGACGATTAGCAAAGGTCAAGCGGTCTATATGTTCTCCGCAACCGGCAATCGCGTATCCGTTAAGTTGGCCGACAACACAGGCGACGCGACATCGGCCAAAACCTTTGGTTTAGCGGCTGAAAACATCACCGCTGGATCAACCGGCATGATTATCTGCCAAGGCGTATTGGATGGTTTAGATACTAGCGCCTATACAGCGGGCGATTCGCTATACCTTGGCGCAACAGCTGGCGCTTTAACGGCAACCAAACCTTACGCACCCAATCATTTGGTGTATATCGGAACGGTTGAACGCGCTAATGCTGGCAATGGTCAGATTTATGTGCGCGTTCAAAACGGTTACGAAATGGACGAGCTGCATAACGTGTCGGCTCAGAATCCAACCAATGGCCAAGTGTTGATTTACAACGAAACGACTAGCTTGTGGGAGAAAGCCAATCTCACAGCAGGAACAAATGTAACGATTACGAATGCTGCTGGGTCAATTACAATTGCGGCGTCCGGCGGCGGGGGCTCTGGCGACGGTGGAGCATATGCCTGGTTCTTATCTTAAGAGGTAAATAATGAAAACTTTAGTTTTAGATGCGACCACCATCAGCATTCAAGTGGCCATGTCAACGTCGGCGGCCACGACCAACCCGACATTTGTTGCCACCTATGCTGACAATGCAGGGTCGGGCATCACCGAAGGCGCAACGGACGGCGAATTGAATGGTTCAACGGATGTCACGGTAGTTCCTGCACCGTCAGGATCAAACCGCCGTGTCATTAAAGACATCACGATTTATAACGGCGACACCGCAGCGGTTACCGTATTTGTTAAGTACGACAATAATGCGACCCAACGCACGGTTGCCAAAGTGACCTTGGCTGTCGGTGACACATGGACAACCGACGGCACATTTGATTCCAATGGCCAGTTAAAAACGGTCGCCGGCGTGGTGAGTTTGACTAGCCAAGTCAGCGGCACATTACCTGTTGGTAATGGTGGTACAGGTGCAACGACATTGACCGGCGTGTTGAAGGGCAATGGAACGAGCGCGTTTACTGCGGCCACAGCAGGAACGGATTATTTAGCGCCGCCAAGCGGCACGGCGATTTTGAAGGCCAACAGCGGCGGGGCGTTGGCTAATGCGACTGCTGGTACGGATTATGTAACGCCAACAGGTTCTGAAACATTAACCAATAAAACTCTGACTAACCCATCGGTAAATAACTACACCGAAGGTGTGGTTGCTATTGGTACAGTTACTAGCTCAAATACGATTGCGCTGACTAACGGTACAGTACAGACAGCTACATTGACGGCTTCGACTGCTTGTACATTCACAATGCCTACTGCGACTGCTGGTAAGTCATTCATTCTATTGTTAAAGCAAGCAGCATCGACTGGCAATGGTACTGCTACGTTTACTGGTGTTAAGTGGGGTACTGCTGGTGCGCCTACGATTACGGCTACGGCTGGCAAGATGGATATTCTGACATTTGTTGCTGACGGTACTAACTGGTACGGCTCTATCGCTCAAGGTTACACACCATAAGGAGTCAGGATGTTTGCTTTTACTAAATTAATGCAAGCGTTAGGTAGTGGTTTGCCTAGCCCAACATCTGTAAGTTATTTAGTTGTTGCAGGTGGTGGAGGTGGTGGGTATGGGTTTGGTGGCGCTGGTGGCGCGGGGGGATTTAGAACCAATACTGGATTTTCTGTTAGCTCCGGAACTTCATACACAGTTACAGTAGGGGCTGGTGGTGCAGGATCAACTACTAATACGCAAGCCCCAAATGGAGGTAACTCTACATTTAGCACCATTACGTCTGCTGGCGGTGGTGGTGGTTCTGGTTTTGATGCTGCATCGGTGGGTTCAAGTGGCGGCTCTGGCGGTGGTAGTGGTGTTGGGCCTTCTGGAACAAGCGGGAATACTGGAGGTGCAGCAGGTGCTGGTAATACTCCATCTACAAGCCCATCACAAGGAAATAATGGTGGATTAGCATGGCAGCAAAATACCATTGCTGGGAATTCTGGCGGTGGTGGTGGTGGTGCGTCTGCTGTTGGAGCTAATGCGTCTAATGGCGTTGGTGGTAATGGAGGTGCTGGTACTGCTTCATCAATTTCAGGAAGTTCCGTGACCTACAGCGGCGGTGGAGGCGCGGGTTCCGGTACTACTGTAGGTTCTGGTGGTGCTGGTGGTGGTGGAAATGGAGCAAACGTAAGTTCTCCTGCGGCTACTGCTGGCACAGCAAACACTGGTGGCGGTGGCGGTGGTGGTGGTGGTGGCTCAACAGTAGTAGGTGCTGCTGGCGGCTCCGGCGTTGTGATTATTTCTTATCCATCTACAAATGCTGATTTAGTGTCTATTGGTGGCGGTTTAACTTATACAAAAACTACGTCTGGCGGTAATACTATTTATAAATTTACGGCTGGAACTGGTTCTATTTCATGGTGATAAATAATTTATTTCCTACTCCGGTAGCGTTCTTTAAATTTCGCAATCTAACTAGAGTTGAACTAGAATTTATTAAAGGTCAAGAGCATTATGCTAACGAAGGAAATACAACTAGCAAGGATCGTAAGATTCTAAAGAGTAAAGAACTGACAGAGCTGCGTGACTTTATTGAAGATTCCATGATGGAATACTTTAAAGCTATTCATGCTCCTAAGTTTGATGTGAGTTTGTATCTAACGCAGAGTTGGGCAAATTACACAGAAAAAGGACAGCATCATCATAAACACGCGCATCCAAATAGCGTAGTGTCTGGCGTGTTTTATCCACAGGCAAGCAAAGAAGTAGATAAGATTTATTTTTATAAGGATGGGTATGAGCGCATCAAGGTTCCTGCTGCTGAATATAATCCTTATAACAGCGAATCTTGGTGGTTTGAAGTTGGCGCTGGTGATTTGATTTTATTTCCATCGCACTTGACCCACATGGTACAGACCAAAGAAGATGACAATACACGTATTAGCATAGCGTTTAATACATTCTTAAAAGGTTATATAGGTTCAGACGAAAGTCTTACCGGTTTGAATTTGAGGGAAGAATAATGGCTCACTACGCATTTCTTGACGAAAACAATATTGTTACTGAGGTCATCGTTGGTAAAAACGAAGGCGAGGATGGTATTGATTGGGAACAATGGTATGGTGACTTCCGTGGTCAAGTTTGTAAACGTACTAGCTACAATACTATTGGCAATACGCACAGTAATGGTGGAACTCCGTATCGTGGAAACTATGCTGGAATTGGCTACACTTATCGCGCAGACATTGATGCTTTTGTTCCACCACAACCTTATGCAAGCTGGACGCTAGATGCTAATGCTCAATGGCAAGCTCCCACAGCCATGCCTACTGATGGCAAGATGTATTCATGGGATGAAGCCACTACCTCTTGGGTCTTAAATGAATCCTGAGCTACAAAAATACTACGAAGAGCGTTTTTCCATGATGGTCACACCAGGCTGGGGTGATTTGATGGAAGACGTTAACGGAATGATAAATGCATTGAATAATCTTTCTGCAATTGAGGATGAAAAAAGCCTACAATTCAAGAAAGGCGAGCTTTCTATTTTGCTATGGCTGAAAAACTTGCGACAAGTCAGCTCAGATGCTTATGAGGATTTAAATGCGCCGAATGTTTGAATTTGCCTGTGAAAATGGGCATCGTATTGAGAAATTGGTCAGTTATGAGATGGCTCAAGTTCAATGCGAATGCGGTGGGGTAGCCAACCGCATGATATCCGCTCCAAATTTCAGATTGGAGGGCTGGTCAGGAGCATTCCCGACCGCCGCAGCCCAATTTGATCGAAAGCACCGAGAAAAACTCGCTGCGGAGCAAAAAGCGAACAGATAACCAGATTCTGGCCTGTTTATTACTATCCTGGAAACCAAAGTGGCAGGAAAAGGAAACCTAATATGTTGATTGACAAAGAAGATGAGATGCCTAGTGAGCTAGAGGCAGAAGAAGCCAAGCTGGAATCAGCGGTTGGAAATGACAAGCCAGAACTTCCTGAGCGCTATCGGAATAAGTCTCTTGAAGACATTATGAAGATGCACCAAGAAGCGGAAAAAGTCATTGGACGCCAAGCGCAAGAAGTCGGCGAAGTGCGGAAACTAGCGGATGAGCTTATTAAGCAGAATCTCAGTTCTAGGCAGCAACCTATTGCAGAGGTAGAGCCGGAAGTAGACTTCTATGAAGACCCACAAAAGGCAGTTCGTAATACGATTGATAAGCACCCTGACATCATTGAGGCTCGCAAGGCCGCAGCGGAATTAAGGGCGCTACAGACTCAGCAAAAGCTGGCTCAAGCACATCCCGATTTTGAGCAAGTAGTGCGCGATGAAGGTTTTGTGAATTGGGTTAAATCGTCAACTATTCGCTTGGATTTATTCAAGCGCGCTGACGCAGAGTTTGATTTTGATTCGGCTAACGAATTGCTGTCCACCTACAAAGAATTGCGCGGTATTCAGACGAAGCAAGCGACCCAACAAGCATCAACGGATCGCCAGAAAACGATGAAATCTGTACAAGTCGATGCCGGTGGAACAGGTGAGAGTTCAAAAAGAGTTTACCGCCGTGCTGACCTAATTCGGCTAAAAATGAATGATCCAGCCCGATATGACGCATTGTCTGATGAGATTATGGCGGCGTATCAAGAGGGACGGGTCAAGTAAATACTTTTGATCTAGGAGTAATAAATTATGGCAAATACAGCATTTTCCCCAAGTAACAGCGTAACCGTATCAAGCGCCGGTACCTTTGTTCCAGAGATTTGGAGTGATGAGATTGTTGCGTCTTACAAGAAGAACCTCGTTTTGGCCAATCTGGTCATGAAGATGAACTTCAAAGGCAAAAAAGGCGACACAATCCACATCCCAGCGCCAACACGCGGTTCGGCCAACGCTAAAGCGGCAACGGATGCAGTAACTTTGATTGCTGCCAGCAACACTGAAGTGCAAGTCGCTATCGACAAGCACTATGAGTACAGCCGTCTGATCGAGGACATCGCTGAAGTTCAGGCTTTAAACTCAATGCGTCAGTTCTATACTCAAGACGCAGGTTATGCTCTCGCCCGTCGTGTTGATACCGATCTGGTTCAATTGGGTCGTTATTTCAACGGCGCAACAGTCGGCACCGATGACTATGCAACATCCGCATCGTCAACCAAAGCTTATGTTGGTTCAGACGGCACAACAGCGTACAACTCAGCATCGACAAACGCTGCTGCTCTGACTGACGCTGCTATCCGTCGCACAATCCAGCGTCTGGATGACAACGACACCCCAATGGATGGTCGCTTCTTTGTTATTCCTCCATCAAGCCGCAACACGCTGATGGGCCTGGCTCGTTACACTGAGCAAGCATTCGTTGGTGACGGCAATGCTATCCGCAACGGCGAAATCGGCAATCTGTACGGTATCCCAGTGTTTGTTTCTTCAAATGCTGACTTTGGTGCTGGTAGTTCGGGCACTGACCGTATCTGCTTAATGGGTCATCGCGATGCAATGGTTCTGGTTGAGCAGTTGGGCGTTCGTTCGCAGACTCAGTACAAGCAGGAATATCTCGGTACTCTGTTTACTGCTGACACGATCTACGGTGTGAAGGCTATGCGCACTGCGGCAACTACTGGCGCAGCTCTATCGTCTTCGGCATTTGCCTTGGCCGTACCTGCCTAATTAAGCTCCCCGCCTTCGGGCGGGGGTTTTTAACCTAATTGGGAGGATTATTATGGCAACAGCTTCAGCAGTAACAGTACGTGCAGGTACGGATCAATTCCGTGGCTTGTTTTCCAATACGTGGCTCGTCAAAGCCACACTTGACGCCGGTTCGCTGGTTGATGGTGCTGGCGAAACTGATGATGTAACCGTCCCAGGCGTAGCCTTGGGTGATATGGTTATTGGCGCATCGTTGGGTGTGGATTTGGTTGGTTTGACTGTTACTGGCTACGTCAGTGCAGCCAATACTGTTAAATTCCGTATTCAAAATGAGTCGGGTTCGACTGTTGACTTAGCATCGTCAACATTGCGCATCGTTGTAGCTCGTTCTTTAGCGTAAGAATCGGGGGCTTCGGCCCCTGATTTTCATAGAGGTTTTATGGCTATATTTAAGTGTCTTCAAAGCGGTCAAACGGTTGAATTTACACAACAGCACGACATTGACAGCATGAAAGGCCATTCCGGTTATATTCGCATTGATGAGCCTGAAACTTCGGGTGATAATGACGAACATCAAGTAATTATGCGGCCACCAGAGGCGCAAAAACGGCCTGGAAGGCCAAGGAAAATCGGTCATGTCGGACATTGATTTGCGCGAATTTGGCAAGCTGGAAGCCCAGGTAGAGGTGCTTCAGGTTGAAGTTACGGCGTTGCGTGATGACGTCAAAAAACTGTTGGCTATGGCCAACAAGTCAAAAGGCGGTTTTTGGGTCGGTATGGCCATCGCGTCGGCCATTAGCGGAATTTGTGCGTTTATCTTGGATAGGGTCTTTTTCAGATGAAAAAATCAACTGGCGCAAAGAAAATCGGCAAGGTAATGGGCGAATACAAAGCTGGGACGCTGCATAGCGGCAAAGGTGGCCCTGTAGTAACGAACCGCAAGCAAGCAGTCGCGATTGCCATGAGCGAGGCCAAAATGCCTATGCGCGGTCAGCGAACAGCAAAAAATCGCATGAAAAAGTAACTTTTTACCTATAATAGGGGCAAAGGCTTCTTCCCGTTGGGGATAGGCAAAAGCTGGCTCTGTTAAGTATTGCGGGGAAGCGGATGACCTATCTTGAAATTGTAAATTCTATTTTAGTACGGCTACGTGAGCCGACGGTATCGACCGTCGCTTTGAGCGCGTACTCCAGCCTTATTGGTAAGTTTGTCAACGATGCCAAACGTCAAGTCGAAGACGCGTACGATTGGAATGTTCTCGGCCAAGAAAAGACGATCACCACAGTTGCTGACACATATATCTATTCGTTGACCGGCGCAGGTCAAAAATTCCGTGTATCAAGCGATCCGCTAAACACAACTAGCAATGTTGTGATGAAAAATATCAGTGTGGCTGCTATGCGTCAAAAACAGAATTTCACACCGATTGTCACCAACATACCCGCCGAGTATTGCTTTGAAGGCGTTGACGGTAGTGGCGATGCGCAAGTTCAGCTCTATGGCCGCCCCAATGGCGTCTATACGATTAAGTTTTTTCTGACTATCCCACAAGCAGCATTAACGTCTGACGGCACATCGGTGTTGGTGCCTGACGTATTGGTTGAACAAAATGCGTATGCCAGAGCGTTGGTTGAGCGCGGCGAAGACGGTGGATTGAATTCGTCAGAGGCTTACAATTTATATCGTTCCATGTTGGCTGACTACATTTCGTTGGAAGCTACGCGCTTCCCTGAGACGCAGGAGTTTGTTTCGGTATGAGCCAGACACTTGAACGGTTCAGCATTAGCGCACCAGGCTTTTACGGCCTGAATACGCAAGACTCGCCGCTTGATTTGGCGGCTGGTTTTGCGTTGACTGCGACCAACTGCATTTTGGACAAGTACGGTCGGATGGGCGCACGTAAAGGCTGGACGAAGGTCAATACCAGTTCAGGCAACCTTGGTGCTAATGATGTCGGAGTCATTCATGAATTGGTGCGTACCGATGGGTCTGTTACTACGCTATTCGCAGGAAACAATAAGTTATTCAAATTAAGCGGCACAACGGTTACTGAATTAACGTATGGCGGTGGCGGTACAGCGCCAACCATTACCGCTAGTAATTGGCATTGCGCATCGCTTAATGGAATAACTTATTTTTTCCAACTAGGTCATGACCCATTGATTTATGATCCAGCGGTTAGCACGACAACGTATCGCCGAGTAAGTGAAAAGTCTGGCTACGCTGGGACAGTTCCACAAGGAAATATCTGTATATCGGCGTATGGCCGTTTGTGGATTGCTGGCAGCGCGACAGACAAAACAACGCTCACGTTTTCTGATTTGATTGCTGGCCAAATATATACCGGTGGCACGTCCGGCACGTTGAACGTCAATAACGTGTGGGCGAATGGTGCTGACGAAATAACTGGTTTAGCAGCGCATAACGGATTTCTGTTTATCTTTGGTAAGCGCCAGATTCTGGTGTACCAAGGAGCGACAACTCCTAGCACGATGTCGCTATACGACACGGTGGTCGGTATCGGTTGCCAATGGCGCGATTCGATTCAGAGTACAAACACCGATGTGGTGTTTTTATCTAACTCTGGTGTGCGCTCAGTATTAAGAACAATTCAGGAAAAGTCAGCACCGTTTCGCGACTTGAGCAAGAATGTCCGTAATGACTTAATGCAGTTGGTGGCTGGTGAAACGGCGTCAAATATTAAAGCAGTCTATTCGGAAGTTGATGCGTTTTATTTGCTGACGTTCCCAACCGCAAAACAAGTGTACGTATTCGACACGCGCAATGTTATGCAGGATGGTTCGTCAAGGGTGACGAACTGGAATCACATTGAGCCAACCGCGATGTATGCGCTGCGCAATGGTGATTTATTGATCGGCAAAAACGGATACATTGGCAAATATACAGGCTACTTAGATAACACCGAAACGTATCGAATGTCGTATTACACCAATCACGCTGATTTAGGTGATGTGACGGTAACATCAATTGTCAAACGAATTTCTATTGTGGCTATTGGTGGTTCCGATCAAGTAGTGACAATTAAATGGGGATACGATTTCTCTGAGAACTATTTGTCAGAGAACGTCACTATCCCAACGCAAGGCATCTCTGAATACGGCGTTGCTGAATACGGTGCTAATGGTGTGCCTGTTGCGCAGTATGCCGGTGGTATTGTGATTCAAACTTTAACCTCGCAAGCGACAGGTTCTGGAAAAGTAGTTCAGACAGGTTATGAGGCAGAAGTGAATGGTTTTGAGTTATCGATTCAAAAGATTGAAATTTTGGCCAAGCATGGCCGTATAAGTTAAGGGGCGGCATATGTCTGACTATACCAAATCGACCGACTTTGCATCTAAGGATTCGTTGCCATCTGGCGACGCAGCCAAGATTGTAAAAGGTACGGAGATCGATACAGAGTTTAACAATATTGCTGTAGCGATTGCGACTAAAGCCGACTTAGCAAGTCCAGGCTTTTCAGGCAGCCCAACAGCACCGACGCAATCAACTGGCGATAGTTCGACCAAGTTGGCGACAACAGCGTTTGTACAAGCCGCATTAAGTGCAATGTACCCTGTTGGTTCGATCTATACCAATGCCGCTGTTAGCACTAACCCAGCCACGTTACTTGGATTTGGTACATGGTCAGCGTTTGCGGCAGGGCGTGTCATGGTTGGCCTTGACGCAGGAAATGCAGCGTTTGATACCGCACAAGAAACTGGTGGTTCAGCTGATGCGATTGTGGTTAGCCATACTCACTCGGCAAGTTCAAGTGTTAGCGACCCTGGCCATAGCCACAGCATTACTATGGCTAGTTCGCAAAATACGAACAATCAAGTTCCTTCTCAATTATCTACTAATCAAACGCCAAGAGAAGCAAATACTAATTCGGCAGATACAGGAATTAGCGTTAGCACCACTATTAGCTCAACAGGTTCAAGCGGAACTAACGCTAACTTGCCGCCGTACATCGTCGTATATATGTGGCGTCGCACGGCATGAGTGCTGTTGAAAAACAACTTGAGAATTTGGGTGGTGATATTACTCACCACTTCTCTGACGGCTTGTATGCCAAAGAGGCGTTTGTACCAGCTGGAACGGCGATATTGAAACACACGCATGACTTTAGCCATCTATCTATTTTGGCCAAAGGTCGTGTAGCAGTAATGAAGGGCGATTTGATTGAGATAGTTGAAGCGCCAGCGTGTATAGAGATTAAAGCAAATGTGGTTCACGGCATTAAGGCCATGAGCGATTGTGTATGGTTTTGTATCCATGCGACGGATGAAAAAGACCCGTCTAAGGTGGATGAAGTTTTAATTAGAGGGGATTGATATGTCATTTTGGGGCGCAGCCATTGGTGGCGGGTTAAATTTACTCGGCGGCATAATGGGCGGCAATGCCGCCCGCGATGCGGCGCAAACGTCGGCAGATGCGCAAGAGCGCGCAGCACGAATTGCTGCTGAAGAGTCACGTTTTAGGCCGGTTGGCGTTACTACGCGATTCGGTACTAGTCAATTTACTACTGGCCCCGATGGCCGCGTAAGCGGTGCTGGCTATACGGTTAGTCCCGAACTAAAAGCCTATCAAGATCGCTTAATGGCCTTAAGTGGCCAAGGATTGACGCAAGCTGAAGCGGCTCAAGGTATGTATCAGCCGCTAACTGGAGCAGCAACTAATCTATTTAACCTTGGTGGACAATACTTAGCGCAATCTCCTGAAGCAGTTGCGGCTGAATATATGCAGCGCCAGCAAGACTTATTGGCGCCAAGTCGTGAACGTCAATATGCGCAACTGCAAAATCAATTGTTTAATACTGGCCGCGGTGGTTTGTCAGTTGGCGCTACTGGTATTCGCCCAGGCGGCGGTGCTGGTCTTAGCGCAGCTAATCCAGAATTAGAAGCGTATTACAACGCGATAGCTCAACAAGACGCTGCATTAGCTGGTCAAGCACAACAAGCTGGCCAACAACAAGTAGCCTTTGGTACCGGTTTGTTTGGCCAAGGCGCTAATTTATTAGGTCAATTCCAAGCTGGCCAAGTTGGCGCTCTGTCTCCATTTACTACAGCTCTTGGTGGCGTAAGTACATTGGAGAGTTTAGGTCAGCAACCATTAGATATTGGTGCGCAATTAGGCGGTAGAAATGTAAATACGGTAGGCGCAAATGCTTTATTGCAAGGCGGTCTTGCAGCATCGCAAACTATGCAACAAGCTAATGCGTGGAGTCCTTGGGGGGCTGCATTACAAGGAGTTGCAAGTAATCCTTATGTTCAGCAAGGCGCACGCAGTTTGTTTGGTAGCGCAAGCTCGCCAACTGGCTCATTTGATCTGGCATCAGTTGAGCCAGCTAGAACTTATGCACCATCCCCAATGACTTCACCAGATATGTACCGACGCAGCGCGTTTGATTATTACCCTGGCGGCGATTACGCTGGCGCAATATAAAACATAAAGGACAATAATCATGGCAAGCGAAATTCTAGGTTTGTTTACATCGCCAGAACAATACAGAGCGATGCAAGATCAGCAAACACAAAGGGAGGCGATTCAATACGCTGGCCTTAATCCATTTCAACGCGCTGACGTTAGTTTATATACTGGTGGCAAACAGCTAGGCCAAGCTATTGGCGGCCTCTTTGGCATGGAAGACCCACAACTGCGCAAAATATCTATGCGCCAACAAATGCTGACCGGAGCTGGTGGTGCGCCACGCATCAATCTAAATGACCCAGGCTCGATGCTTCGTGCGGCTAATTTAGCGCAGGAGCAAGGCGATCCAGAGTTCGCTCAGTACCTTATTGGCGCAGCCAACGATCTGGCCAAGAACATTGCTGATATGCGCGCAAAGTCAGCCACCGCAGCCAAAACAGAATTAAGCATTGCTCAAGAGGAAAAGCTGCGCGAAGAACTAGGTAACCTTGGCCCAACGCCAACTAATGAACAAGTGTTGGCGGTTGTGTCTAAGTACGGCTCACCTGAAAAAATCATGGGTGTGTTGCAAGCTACTCAGACAGCGCAAGCTAATAGAGAGGCGCGCAAAGAAGAAACACAATTAAAAATCGAAAGCAAAAAAGAAGATTTGCAAGCAAAGATTGCTGCTGATGCTCAAGCGCGTCAAGAAGCATACGACAGACAATTGGCGTTAGCGCGTGAAAATAATGCCTCTCGCGCAGAGCAAGCTAAATTGCAGCGTGATTTTATTGCTAATGAAAACAGGCAAAAAGCCGAAGATAGAAAAGCATTGGCTGATTTAACAGCGGCAGCTAAACCATTACCTGCTGGCATTCAAAAAGCTGAAGATGCTGATTATGATTCGGCTCAATTAGCAATTAATCTTGCTAATGATGCTGACAAATATTTGTCAAATATTAAATCAGGCAATATCAAATTTGGCATAAAAGACAAAATTAGTATTGCCGCTCGTAGTGCTATTGGGTCAAATGATCCTGATGTGGTAGCGCGTAATGATTTTGAGCGTTTTAAGACAACGCTAATTAATGAATCATTGCGATTAAATAAAGGCCCTCAAACTGAGGGAGACGCTATTCGTGCCACGAATGAATTAAGAGCGGCTGAATCTGCTGCGGATGCAGGAAAAGCTATTCAGACATTGCGTGATTTAAATGCGCGTCGCGCAAAAGATTTGGAAGAATCAATTAAGCGCCGTCGCACTAACTCAAAATTACCAATGCCTGAGATGATATTTGAGTCACCTAAGTTTGAGCCGCACGTATTTACCAATGCTGACTATGCAGCATTGCCAAAGGGTACGGTATTCATTGATGACAAGGGCGTTAGAAGGAGAAAACCATAATGGCTAAAAACGCATGGGAAGACGCTCCGGTCGTTCAGGAAGAAGCGCCACAAGTATCCACCTCAGTTTTCCAGCCTTCCGTGCCTTATTCTGGCGTGGCAGAGGCTGGTCGTGCTGTAGCGCAAGGCGCTACATTTGGCTTCGCTGATGAGCTAGAGGCGGCATTGCGCACCGGCAGAATTAGCGGCCCTGAATACGAAAAGCTGCGAAACCAATTACGCGCCCAGCAAGGTCAGTTCGGCCAAGATTATCCGAACGTCAAAACGCCATTGGAATTGGCAGGTGGCATGATTGTGCCAGTTGGTGGATTTCAGGCTGCAAAACGCGCTGAAACAGGCACACAGACGATGTTGGCTGGCCAAGGATTACGTGGCCAAATGGCGCGTGGCGCTGGCGTGGGAGCCGCTACAGGCGCTCTATCTGGCGCTGGCTATGCTACCCAAGACACCGGCGAAGAAGCTGTCAAAGGCTCTATTTTTGGCGGTGTATTAGGCGGTACAGTTCCTGTTGCGCTTAAAGGCGCTGGTGGCGTTATTCGTAACGTCCTAAATGCTTCAGGCATTGGCGATCAGCAAGTGGCGGCCTCCAAGATGTTGGCCAACTACCTGCAAAAAGACAATTTAACACCTAACGAAGCAATGGCCGCATTGGATGAGTTGCGCCGCATTGGCGTACCTAATGCAACCCTAGCTGACCTTGGCGAGAATCTGCGTGGCTTGGCTTATAGCGCTTATGTGGTGCCATCTAAGGCTAAGACAGGCACTCAGAACTTTTTGGAAAACCGCATCATTGACCAAAAGAATGATGTCGTTAAGGCGTTGGCCGACAAGGCTGGTTTAGATATAAATGTTAATGGCTACGAAAAACTTAATTCATTAATTGAGCAACAAAGCGATGCTGCAAAAAAAGCCTATCCAGCCGCTTATTCAAAGGAAGTGTATGCCAAAGACTTCCGTCAATTTATGGATCGCAATGTCTTTAAAAATGCGTACAAAGAAGCGGTTGCATTGGCTGACGTAAAAGGTCAAAAATTGCCGCCATTGGATGTGCTGTTAAGCGATCGTCGTGTTGCAACGGATGTGCTGCATCAACTAAAAATTGGCCTTGATCGTGTTATTGAAGGACACACCGTTAATGGCAAGACTGATAAGTATGGTCAAGCTGTTATAACCGTAAAAAATGAATTTAATGATTTGCTAAAGCAAAAAAATAAACTGTACGAAAAAGCCAACGAAGAATTTGCCGACTCAGCAAGAATTCAACGTGCTTTAGAGTTGGGTCAGGATTATCAAAAGCTAGATGTTAAACAAGCTGCCGCAGAACTTAAAAAGTTTAACCCTGCCGAAAAAGAAGCATTCCGAATGGGCATGATGGCTGACATTAACAATCGCCTTGGTGATTTCAAAGGCGGTGACTTTACTCGTCAGATATTCAAAAGCGATAACCAAAAAGCATTGGCTCGATTGGCTTTTGAAGATCAAAACAAATACAACGAATTTTCGCAGTTTATTAAAGGAATTGATGAGCAAGGAAAAACCGCCAAAAAAGTTATTGGTGGTTCACCAACCGGCGAACGCTTGGCTACTCAGCAAAATGTTGGTGAGATTGCGCAAATTGCTCAAAACGCTGCGCGTGGCGATCTGCTTGGTACAACTAGAGCATTGGCTAGTACATTGTTTTCTAGAGCAAAAGGCATTAGTTCTGAAACGTCTGAGGCATTGCAAAAGCGTTTATTTACGTCTAACCCTGATGAGCAGCGCGCCATTTTGAAAGAATTGCAGACAAGGACTCAGCGCCGACCAGTTGGCCTTTTGTCCGGTGCGGCTGCGACAGGTACGGCTACAGGAATATTAGGCGACTAAATGCCATTTGCGCTGATCGCAGCGGCAAATACGGCTATTGCAGCAGCTAAAGCCGGATGCAAACTTTATAAAGACATCAAGAATGCAGCCGGTGATGTCAAAGAGGTGTTGGATGATCTGAAATCGCAATTCAGTAAGATTCAGAATCCAACACCAGAGCAAAAGATTCAGTTCAATGAAGAAGTACAGAAGGTTCAAAAGATAGCAAAGACTGACCCGAATGATGCGCTTGGCGAGATTGGCGAACATTTAGGTAAGTTCTTAGATGCGTTTGATATGATTGAGAAACTCTTTTTGCAGGAAGAGCGTGATTCAAAAAAGGTTTACAAGGGCGAAGAATCAATCGGGCGACGCGCTTTGCGCAGAGTGTTAATCCGAAGTCGATTGAACTCTATGTACGCCGATATCCGCACCGAAATGACGTACAACGCACCGGCTGAATTGGGTGACTTGTATACCCGCTTTGAGAAAATGTGGGGACAGATTCAGGAAGAACAGCGGATTGCTAACGCCGAAGAAATGCGAACGATACAAATGGCCGCAGCGAAACGCCGAAGAGCTATTAGAAAGATCAAGGAAAATGCGACATGGTTTGGCGCGGTTCTGTTCGTGACCCTATGGTTAATAAGTCTCCTACTACTGATAAGGACGAGCAAGACAATATCCCTTGGGTATTATTAATCTGCTTAGTCACGATGGTGTTGACGCTGGCTATTGCGCTGCCACTAGTTGGTTTAGCGATTATGGACGCTAACAATGCAACGAATGCGGCCATCATTGAAGTTGATAGAATGCGCAGGATACGCAAATTGATGATGAAGGAACTAGAGGAAAAAAATGCTAACTCTGAGCCAACTGAAGCAGTTACTCCCAAGGAATAAATATGTCGAACATTGGCATAATGCTTTGCATCAACTGCTTCCTGACTATGACATTAATACCCCTCATCGTATTGCTGCTTTTGTAGCGCAATGCAGCCATGAATCTGGCGGTTTTACGACGCTAAAAGAAAACCTGAATTACAAACCCCAATCCCTTCGACGACTTTTCCCTAAATATTTTCCAGATGACGCTATCGCTAACCAGTATTGTGCGCGCCCTAACAAGCAAGAGGCTATCGCAAACCGTGTTTATTCTAACCGCATGGGCAACGGTGATGAGTCTAGCGGTGATGGCTACCGCTTTTGTGGCCGTGGTCTTATCCAGCTTACTGGTCGGTCAAACTATCAATCCTTTGCAGATTCTATTGAGGTGGATGGTCGCCCACTAAAGATCGACGAAGTGCCAGAATATTTGGCCACGTTTGAGGGCGCAGCGCAGAGCGCGTGCTGGTTTTGGGAGACAAATGGCTTGAATCAGTGGGCAGATAAATCTGACCTAGTTACATTAACTAAGCGCATAAATGGAGGCACCATTGGACTCGAAGATCGCAAAAAGCATTATGAGCATGCTCTTCATGTGCTTGGTGCTTAATGCTTGTCAAGACCGTTTTAGGTATCCTTGCCAAGACCCTAAGAATTGGGATACGCCCGAATGTAAGCCGCCCATTTGCACTGCAACTGGTACGTGCCCTGAAGATGTCACGCAACCGGAAAAGGTGACTAAATGACCGAAGAAAATCTAAATGCCTGGCTAAAGTTTGCCATTGGTATCTGTTTCTGTCTTATCTTGATGATGATGGCGTCGCTTTCCATGTATTCGGTCGTGTTTGTGACCCAGCCAATGAGCGGCATGGCTCCAGCGGATAAGCAGTTTTTCTTACTGCTTTCTGACATGTCGAAGTACATTCTAGGCGCGCTGGCGACCTTGATTGCTGTTAAAGGCAAAGATCAATTCGTGCCGCCTGGCTTGTCTACTGCCAAGGAGCGCGAAGAGGCGATGAAACCTACGCCACCAACTACGCCAACACCAACTAAGCGAACAGAGCCAACGATTGAGCCTGTAGCAGCGGCTGCGCCTGTTGTTTTAGGATTCAATGGTAAACCTGCCCCACCACCTGCACCACAACCGGAGATCGAATGATGAAATCATTTATTGCACTTATTGCGTTTGTTCCACTTATTGCGTTTGCCGGTGGTGAAATGAAGAAGGTTTGTCACGACGAAAAAGGCAAGCAGGTCTGTAAGACGATTAAAGTTCACAAGAAGCTAGAAGGCGCGACGAAAGTACCGCCTAAATGAATCCATATTTCATTGCTGGCAGTGTCTTAGCCGTGGTATTTGCTTATGGCGCTGGGCATTGGCAGGGCGACTCGGCTGGGCAAGCTAAAGTCCAAGCGCAATGGGACAAAGAAAAAGCCAAACAAATGGCCGAGTACGCTGAAAATATGCGCATCGCTCGAGAGAAAGAACAAGCATTGCAGGAAGGCGCAAATAATTTACGCGAGGAAAAAGACCGTGAGCTTAAAAAAGTGGCCGATACTAACCGTATTCTTCTTGGCAGCTTGCGCAACCGGCCAGAGCGCCCCGCCGAAGGCAGTCCCTTGTCCAGTACCGCCGGCGCTTGTGTTGGAGCCACCGGCGCGCAACTGGCAAAAGGAGATGCAGAATTTCTTGCAGGGTACAGTGCCGACGCAGCCAGTCTCAAAGCAGCCTTAGACCAGTGCGTCAAGCAGTACGAATCGCTTCGCCATTAATAATACGACGGTCGCGGCGCACAGGTAACGTCAACCACCACATCCGATGTGCGCCCTGAAATCTTGCGTTTGGCTAGTATCATCACGGCTCTGGTGCGATTAGATTCGCAATCTTGAATGGCCATGATGACCTCGTTGCGGCTCATGGGTTGAATATCTTTTTCCACCGTCAATGCGGTGTTTGGCATATCGAATGCTGCGCATCCGGTTAGAAAAATAAGTGGTAGTAGTTTTTTCATGATTTCTCTCTTTTTAGTGTTCGACTATTTGCTCGATGCCTTGAGCGCAACGCATACGAAATTCAGCCCATTTTCTGATAAATTTTGGGTCTTCTGATGGTGGTATCCAGCGATGATTGGCGCGCCATCGAATAGTTACATCCGTAGTTGATGGTGTATAAACATAATGGTCGCCCATATTCATATCGTTACGTTTCCTCATTTTTTTTCCTCCGGTCTTCATTTTTCCTTCTGGTTAAAACTTCTTTCTTGTTTGCTAATGCAACCTCCGCTTTAGTATAGATAGGTTTTGGTTCCGGTGGTGGCAACAGAGCCAGCCAGACTTCGCCGGTATAGGCAGAAAAACCGCATTTGTGGCATTTACGCAACCGTCTAACGCCGCCTGGTTGCTTTTGCGTCCACGTTACATTTGTTTTACCACCGCAATCTTTACAGTTCATTATCATCCATCATTAAGTAAGCAATTAATCCAGCTACACCAACAGTAACGCCAGCACCTATTAACATCGCTCCAATGGCTGCAACGGCAATCATTTTTTCCCCTTCCATTGAATCATTTCAACAGATTTCAATTCATTGGTTCCTGCATCAAATACCAACGAAATATTTGGAAATCGTGCGCCAACATCAATAAACAATTCGCCGTTCAAAACGTGCGCATTTAATTCAATCACGTAGTCAGGCTTAATACGCAAACGGTATTCTGTATCTTCATTCCATGTTGGATTGGGTGACTCTTCCCATGCTTGAGTGCGCTTAGAAAACTTTTGAATCTTTGCGCCTTCAGCCCATGCTTTGATTAATTTTGCGTGTTTGTGTTCAGTCATTTTTCTTCCCCTTAATAAGATCAACTAATTCCGCATAAGCTGATTTACTGTGAGTATATGTTTTGGCTACTACGACCTCTCTGGCAACAGACGCTATATCATCCAATCGACGAATCATTGCAGCCGCTTCGTTGTGGCGCTCGTCGGTGGCCGTTTCATCAAGCCATGCGGCCATTAATTTTGGATTCATTGTTTCTCCTTCAATGATCTTGGTATCTTTGGTTTTGGACACCAACCAATACACGTGTCATCCCACACACCAATAACGCATACAAAGCCCGGATTCAATAACAACATGCTCGTGCCCCTTGGTGGTGGGTCAACATCAGGATCACGGAAGTACAGTTGATCTGTTGTGGCTTGTTGGAACTTATCCATTCTTTTCTTTCAGCTTGGCTTCAATGGCGCGGGCAAAAGGCTTTAAACGATACAGAACATCCCCTTTGCTTTGACTCCATGCCGCAGCCATTTCCTCATCCGTCAGTCCTACCCATTCGCGCTGTGGTGGGGCGGTGTAGAGTGGTGTCACAGGCCAACCCTTTTCTTTCCAACGCTCTGACATTTTCTTACTGTATGTAGTCGCTGATTTATCTTCCCTATGATCTTCCGTGAACCACGCCACCGGCTCCGGTTCAGGTTCGCTTAGTTTGGCGCGTAGGGTTTCAATTGCTGTTTCTGTGTCCGGTTCTTCTTGCTCATCTAGCCACAGTATCAACAAGTTCAAAACATTCTGCGCTTCTCCGCGTGTAAGTGTGATGGTCATGGTTGCCTCACAGATCAGGGTCAATCCAAAATCCTGAGCCAAAGATTAGCGGGATCGGATCATAGTCATCGCCCTCGGCTTCCATTAACTGACTTTGCAGCGTGAGGCACTGAGAGTGAAGGAACATTACCTTGGCATATAACTCTTGACCGTCTTCCATCAAGCGGTTGTGCTCTTTCTTTAACTCGTTGATTTCTTTTGGTGTCATTGTGTGGTTTCCTCATCATTAAATTTCATGTTAGCGGGGTGCGGTACATCATCATGCACAATTACTCCGTTTTCTAAAGGTAAAAACTTGCCGCAAACTACACAGTAATATCCATCAGCTTCTTCGCGTGTAAGAGTAATCATATTGCCGCCTTTCTATACAACTTCGCCATGATCGTTTTAACGTCAGCAATCTTGCCTGTTCGGTTCATGTAAATGCTTTGAGTCTTATGCTCAAGGCATGGTTGGCAAATCCAGCGACCGCTCCCTCTGGTTTTGCGAAACTCACCGCCAGCTAAGTCGCGAGTGCTTTGGCAACTGGTGCAGAATTTAGTCTCCATGCTGCCCCCTTGCGCGGATAGCTTCAACAATTCGGTCGCCTGTTTTCATAATGGCGATTGCAATAATCATTAATGAAACAAAAATTACTCCTTCTCCAAATGTCATAATCATCCCTGCCCCCTTGCACGGATAGCATTAGCAGCCACTTTAAAATAATTGGTGTACAAATCTTTTTCAGCAAGTAAATCCATTGCTTTGGCACACTCCTCACGCTCCAACCAAACCAAATTTTCAAACGCTGGCAGTTTGGCCATAATGTCTGGAGTAAAGTCAAACCCTGCTTCGTTTAACATTCGTAAAAGTTTGTGGTTCATTTCCCCTCCCTAAATTTTATTATTTGCTCTTTTGCTTCTTCAGCGCCTTTACATACCAGCACGGTATCGCCAATGCTGCGCAAGTAGTTGTGCCAATCTTTTTGATGTGGGCTGACCGTACCGCCTTTGATGCGCTTCATTTCAATCCACAGTTTCCACTCTGGTGCGTACAGGTCTGGAACGCCTGGACTAACTCCCTCGACCTTTAACCGTGCGGCCACCGTAATGGATCGCTTCTCGCCATTAGCAATGGCAAAAATTCTTACCTCTTTATACGTCTGGCGAAACCATTTAACGACTTCTCGTTGCTCTTCATGTTCGGTGGGGATTCGTTCAGTCATTCCATTTCCTTGATAGGACGCGATAAAACTTGCCTTCTTTTTTATACGCAATCGTGGCCGGTGGTTTGCCGTGGTTCATGTACGTGGCAATTTGGTCTAACTTCGTCACACCAACAGCAAACAATTCACGGCTACCCACACCGGACGAATTAGCCATCTTGGCTAACTCTCTAACCGCTCTGTCGCCAGCATAGCCATCGTGGCGAAGTGGCAGGTACTCAGTAATTGATGGGTCGGACAAATTCTTTGAATAATAACTGACGGCCAACATTTCTTTACCACTAGCATTGCTGATGTGCTTGCGCCAGTTCCATCCGGTAATAATCATGTCTTTGGCATCCATGCCCATAATATCGTCGTGACGTAGCGTCAATGGTTTCGACACGGACGGCGGGAATTCATGGCCACACGATGGACATATTTTCATGGATATGGCGCAGAGTTCATGGCACTCGGTGCAAACCTTGACCGGCATTTCACCGTTTCCAGACCCTGCTTTATTGGGCGGCTGCACGTTGGTAATCGGGCCATGCGTTTCAACCACTCCCGCAAAATCCAACACCAAGCAATGGTCGATGTGATCTTTAATGCGCATACCGCGACCAGCCATTTGCACGTACAGGCTGGCGCTCATAGTTGGGCGCAGCATGGCGATTAGATCAATATTAGGAGCATCAAAACCAGTAGTAAGTACGTTAGCATTTGTTAGTGCCCTTATTTTTCCAGATTTAAATTCATGGATGATTCGCTCTCGGTCTGTCTTTGATGTCTCGCCAGTGATGCAAGCCGACTTGATGCCTTGGTCGCGCAGCTCAATCGATACGTTTTTTGCGTGATTGATACCTGCACAAAAGAATAGCCACGACTTTCTATCGCCAGCCAAGCGAATGACTTCGGCCACAACGCTCTCATTATTCTTTCTTGTATCGACTGCTTTCTGTAGTTCGGCCTCAATGAACTCGCCGCCACGTTTTTTAACGTCACTAGTATCTAGCTTGGCCGTGGTGGTCTTTGATCGTAGCGTGGATAAATAACCTTTATAAATTAACTCCTCGATGCTGACCGGCTCAATCAAATCATCAAATATGGCTGGTTTGTCGGTAATAAGGCCATGGCCCATTCTGTAAGGGCTAGCTGTTAAACCAATAATGCGCAACTCTGGATTGATTACCTTCAATTGAGTCAATAAATCACGATAGCCACCCTCGTTTTTGTGACTAACCAGATGGCATTCATCAATAATGACCAGATCAATATGGCCAAGATAGTCAGCCTTAGTGCGCACCGATTGAATGCCAGCGAAGGTTATCGGCTCACCTAAGTCGCGCTTACCAATACCAGCTGAATAAATGCCAAGCGGAGCGCCTGGCCAATGTTGGCGCATCTTTTCGGCGTTTTGCTCGATCAATTCTTTAACGTGCGTAAGCATCAGGATTTTTGTCTCTGGCCATTTCTGCACGGCATCCTTGCATAACGCAGCAACAATGTGGCTCTTGCCCGAACCGGTTGGCAGCACTAAACACGGATTGCCTTTGTTTTTTTCGAGCCAATCGTATAGCTGATTGATGGTTCGCTGTTGGTAGTCACGGAGCATAAATTTTTATCAATAATGGCGAGGTACTTGCCGCCCTAGCTATTTCTCGTCGCCGGTGGTGCAATCCGGCATTCACTAGTTTGGCTTTCCCTCAAAATGGGTGGGGTACTCATGGTGCTGGACAAAACAAAGTATCTCCGCTCCACTATGCCTAGTTCCACTTTCCCCCATAAACTTAACCGACCAACCTCGCATTAAACTCACGACGAAACTCTGTCGAAAATTCGTCAGGGTTGGCGCAGACTGCTGGATTGGCCAGTATCTCCTTTGATCCAAACACATTGACATCAGGCTCACCGTTAATAACATCTTTGTTATTAATGACGTAAATGGCTTGCCATTCGTTCTCGCTTTCCTTGCGCTGATACGGCACTAGATCAGGATGCAGTACGTGCGAATCGCAGCCTTCACGCTGCCACTCCACTGGTATCTCGTTGGCATCATGACGCTCACACCGCCACGTTGAATTCTCTAAGGCGGTGGAATGCGCGCACGTTCTGCAATTAACGTGTTTGGTGATCTTGGACTCAAAACAAAAGTCATGCGCAGCACACCATTTACATTGATACCACGTTGGATCGGCTGACAATGGCTCCGGCATCCGGTCAGACAAAGCAATACGCTTTCCTCGCGCAATCGCTTTCTCTGCCACCTCTTTATCAAACTTGACCCGCTCGGTGTAGATGCGGTCATCATCCTTGCAAACAGCCACGTACAGCGCACGATCAATCTTGGTTCCTGCCATGTAGGTTTGCATCTGGATGAAATGCTCTGGCTTGGATTCTTCGACACCCTTTTTTTCCACATCGTTAAACGACTTGGCGCTATGGGTTTTGAATTCGGCGACGTGTTCGGTCTTTGGTGCGCCTGGCACACCAGATTTGATTACGCCGTCCAAACTTCCCGATACGTGGGAGCCAAAGTCAACTCTGGATTGGTTGCCGGTCGTGCGCTGAATATCGATGCCAATCGCACGAAGGTCGCTAACGATCTGCGCCTCTTCTAGATTGCCGCGACGAAATACGCGCAAAATTCGACCGTCAAAGGCTTGTTGTACTGCCCAACGAAACGACAGCCACAACCAACGGTCGCAAGGGTGACCCAAAGTCGATGCGCCAAGGTGTGGCCGTGGCGGCTCTTGGCGGCTTTCGTGGTGCTTGTCAATCAGGTTAGCAATGCTGTATTCTGGTTCTGGAATTTTCATGATTCCATTCTCCTTCGTGTGGACTAGTTGGGCAGGGATCAAACCCTGCCCTTTTTTATTGGTGGGGTACTCGCTGCGTCTGGCGCAAAGCATCAACCGGCGAACCGATCTGTATCTTCACTTGTAACCAGTAGCCGTTTTCCCCCATAAACTCATTACTTCTTCTGCCAAGGTGGCGCAGCTTTACCACTCGCTGCCGCTTTCGCCACCGGTGCGGGTGGTGTTGAGCCAGCAATAGCTTTGAAACCTTTGACTTCGTTCTGGTCGCCGTACTGATCGCTCGCTTTAATAGCAATCTTGATAGAAAGTTGGCCACCGATCAGCTCATCTGTGTCTTGCACCTTAGCAATGCCAATGGCGCGCATGATTTCACCTAATTGCTGGCGTCCAATTCCCTCAGCTGTTGCGTTAGGGTTACGAATGTTCAGGTTACCAAAGACAATGCGCCCCTGATGCGTTGGCCCGATAATGTCGTAGCGGATCGCAATGTACTGACCAGTACCTGCTTTGGTATTCTTCAATTCAGCGCCAGTAATACTGGCCGTGTACCAACCGGCTGGCAGCGGTTCATACGATTTTTCTGATACCGGCATATCTTCAGCCGAAAATGTTTGGTCTAAAAAAGCCATTATTCTTCTCCGATCATGGTGATTGTGAAAGTTGGGCGACCTGGCGTGGTCGTAATTGCACCCAACAAAGGTTTGGTGATGCTCTCATCTGCTGCCTTCCAAGCGGCCGCAGCAATCTCAGGTTTCCAACGAAACAAACTATTCAAATGTTCTTCGAGTCCGTGAGCAGCCGCCAACTCCTGCAACTTGTCGGCGTTGACCTTGCGGTTCATGCGGCCTTCGACCTTAACCACGTACTGGCCAACCTCGCGGTTTTGCGTACCCTCAAAGGCTTCAGGCACTTTGAAATGCTTGACCAATTTGTCTTCGATCTGGCGACGGTAGTTTGTCGCTGCCGCTTCTTCCATCTTGGCGATAGTCCATTCCTTGGACAGCGTTTCGATTTCGTTCATAGAATCCACTCCACGATGGTTTCAGCGAAGATGGCCAAGGCCATGACGATGGCGATGTTGATGTTCATGTATGTATCTCCTGAATTCTAATTTCCATCATCATGTCGGCATACTCATACGCAGCAATTGCAACATCCTCTTTTGAATCTAAATGCGCATCAGGATTCCAAAGCAATGATTGCAACGCTTTTGCTGCAAAGTAATCACGCAAATCCATGCCAGGCTCATCATCAAACGCACTATTATTTATTGGAAATGCTTTCATTTCTTTGCTCCAATCTTAGAAATAATGACACCAAGGTCTGCCGTCTCCCACGATTCGAGCTTGCCAGAGCGATCCTTGGCCAACCAGAGGCCATCGGAATCGCACATCAAAGCGCGTTGGCTATTGCCTTCGGCATCGCGCTCAACACGCAAGGCTAGAACTTCGTCGAAGAAATACGGCAAACTCTGGCCGGTCTTGTTGCCAGGCATACTTGGCGCATACAAAACACGCCCCATTTCATCCTGCGTTTTTTCCAACTTTGCGCTCATATAAACGTGCTTTGCTGGCAGGTCGCGGAAGACGCGAATAATATCGGCCATCTGTTCCTGCATCGCGCCGTATGCAGCGCGTGGGTCTTTGTTGACCTTTTTTTCGTAGTTCAACACGACCTCGGCGATTTCGCTGATGCTGTCAATGGCCACCGATTCAAAGTGTTTCGCTTCCGCAGATTCAGCCAGCCATTTGTAGGCTTCTTGCAGCTCGGCCATCGTGGTGATTTCGAGGTACGGCAGTTCGGCATCCTGAATCGATAGAAGGCCGCCTTCGGCGCTCAGAACGATTGGGTTAGGCAGCGTTGGGATCAGGCTAGTCTTACCTGCACCGGCTTGGCCATAGACCAAGAGCTTCACACCATTGCCGGCTAGATTGCCGGTGGATTTGAGATTAATGGCCACGGGTCACCTCCGCATAACTCAAGTCGGGATTGTTGTTCTCAGCCGCCGCCCAAATGTGTGCCCACTCTTGTGCCGTTTTGCTGCTGCTAATAGATTGGGTGTTGCAGTTATGCGCCACCAATACAGCGTCAACGTCATCCAAGAAGATGTCGTATTCAGCGTAGATGGCTTTTGCATCCTTTGAAATAATCATTTTCCTTCTCCTATTAATATTTGATGCCGACTTTTGCTGGGTCTAAACCCGCATCAGCTAAACGCTGGCCAACTGATGAATGAAAAGAGCGAATCATTGCTGAGTAAAATTCCTCTGATCCATCATTTATGTGTCCACAATTCTCAGCATCAACGCATTCGTCAGTGAAAATACAAGCTCCAAAAGTCTCATCAACGAGCTTGGTCATTTCTTCGTACTGTTTGCGATTTTTCATTTTCTTCCCCTTCGTTTACTCGCCGGTCAGGGTATCTGGTTGGCGATTGCTTGCAATATTAGCGAATACAAAGTAGTATGTCAACACTTTATTGTGCAAAAACAACGGAGAATTATAAAATGCTAACTTTAGAGCAAATTAGGGCTAAATTACAGGACAGGCGCTTGAATTTAATTTCCAAGGCCACCGGCATTCACGCCAATACATTGCGTGAAGTACGTGACAATTCTCAGGCTAATCCCACCTACAAAGTTATTAAATTGCTAAATGATTATTTCTCTGGGACTCTGAGCAATGGCTGATCCCTTCAAAATAATCGAGCCAACCTGCATTAGCTTTTCTGGCGGCAGGACGAGCGCTTATATGCTTTGGCGCGTACTGCAATCAAATAACGGCTTACCCGACGATGCGATTGTTTGCTTTGCTAATACTGGCAAGGAAGACGAGGCGACGCTTAGGTTTGTCCAGGCTTGTTCGGATAATTGGGACGTTAAAATCCATTGGCTTGAATGGAGAGCCGAGCCGCCAAAGTTTGAAGTCGTTAATTTTGATACGGCATCAAGAAATGGTGAGCCATTTGAAGAATGCATCAAATACTACAAAAAACTACCCAATCCGGCGCAACGCTGGTGTACTGGACAGCTAAAAATAAGGACAATCCATCGATTTTTGCGTAGTTTGGGCTGGAAACACGACGAATCAGACAATAATGATTTTGTTGGCATACGAGCAGACGAGCCACGCCGTGCGGCAAAAATGTCCAAAAACAAAGTCCCTTTGTTTGTTGATGGCGTTACCAAAGAAACCATCAATAATTTTTGGCGTGAGCAATCATTTGGTTTAGATTTAAAAATATTTCTTGGCGAAAGTTTGCTTGGTAACTGCGACCTTTGCTTTTTAAAAAGCATGGATAAAAAAATGAATATTGTCAGGCAGAGTCCAGAAAAAACGATTTGGTGGGCAAAAATGGAAAAGATGGTTTCCGAAATGACTCCAGAACATCAAGGTACTGGTAATTTATTTCGCAAAGACCAACCTTCGTATGCTGAGATGGGTGATTTTGTAAAAAATCAACAAAACCTATTTAATGACGAATCCATCGATTGCTTTTGCGGAGACTGAAAATGGCTGACCTATCGAACATCTTTGGTGGCGCTTGGTCACCACCGCCGGAAAAAGTATTAGCCTCTCCAGAACAGCAATTAATCGATGCGATGGTGGCTCTTGGCCTTGAGCCGCCCAACGAGATACGGATGGATGGCAAAATCCACCGTTTTAAGTCCGGCACAAAAGGCTCTGGCAATCATGGCGACAAGCCTGGTTGGTATTTGATCTTTGGCGACGGCATTCCCGCCGGTCGGTTTGGTTGCTGGCGCATGGGCATCGAGCAGACTTTTCGCGCTGACGTTGGCCGCAAATTAACCGACAGCGAGGAAATGGCGCACGTTCGGCGCTTAACCGAGGCCAAGACCCTGCGCGACGCTGAAATTCAGCGCAAGCACGAAGTCGCCGCCGATACGGTTGAGAAAATATGGGTGGGTGGTGGCTTGGCCTCGCCAGATCATCCGTATTTGCAGCGCAAGGGCATCAAGCCGCATGGCGCACGGATTACCGGCGACGGTCGCTTGATGGTTCCTTTGTACGGCAGCGATGGCGTGTTATCGAGCATCCAGTACATCGATGGCGATGGGAATAAGCTATACCACCCAGGCGGCCAGACAGGCGGCAAATACCTGATGATCGGCACGATGGACGAGCCTGGCGTTTTGTATTTGGCCGAAGGATTCGCTACCGCTGCAACGATTCACGAAACCACGAACCGCCCTTGCGTGGTGGCTTACTCAGCCTCCAACCTTGTGCCGGTGACTGGCCTTTTGCGCGATACCTATGGAAACCAGCAAAGTATCGTGATTGTGGCTGACAACGATGCCTCTGGCGTTGGCCAGCGCTACGCCGAGCAATCCTGCGCCAAGTACGGCGTGGAAATGATCTTGCCACCGATCCAAGGCGACGCGAACGATTATGTCAAAGATGGCCACGACCTTCTCGCCTTGCTCAACCCGCCCATCGAAGGCTGGTTAGTACCGATTGACGAGTTCTGTTCCAAACCTGCACCCATATCATGGCTGGTCAAGCGTTGGGTGCAATCAAATGCCTTGGTGATGGTGCATGGCCCATCTGGTGGCGGCAAAACCTTCGTCGTTTTGGATTGGTGCTTGCGCATGGCCAGTTCCGTCCCTGAATGGTGCGGCAATAAGGTCAAGGCCGGCAACGTGGTCTATTTAGCCGGCGAAGGTCACCACGGCTTGCGCGGTCGCGTGGCCGCTTGGAAACAACACCACCAAATCACCACCCCCATCAATATGTGGCTATCAAAAGACGGCTGCGACTTGAATACACCAGCCGGTTATCTAAAGGTGGTGCAGCAAATCCGTGGCATTAAACAACCCACCGTTATCGTGGTCGATACCCTGCACCGCTTTCTATCAGGGGACGAGAACAGCGCCCAAGATGCCAAGACCATGCTCGATTCGTGCAATAACCTAATGAACGAGTTCGATTGCTCCGTCATATTGGTGCATCACACCGGCGTGTCCGAAGAGGCGCAGCACCGAGCTCGTGGCTCATCAGCATGGCGCGGAGCCTTGGATATTGAGATATCGGTGGTTCCAAGCACGGACAGCACACCAATGAAGCTGGTGCAAAGGAAGTCAAAAGACGCCGAAATGACCGAGCCAGTATGGTTGGAGTTGCAATCCGTGGCGATTACCGGCTGGACTGACGAGGATTCTCAGCAAGTAACCAGCGCCATCGTAGTGGAATCTAAAGCACCAGCCAAAGCGGATAAGAAGGATTCCAAGACCGAAGGCTTTCGGAAAATGTTCGAAAATGCATGGTGGAGCAGCGGAGCCGAGGTTATTAACGGCCAGCCGTACCTCTCCAGATCGGCGTTAAAAGATAAATTGGCCAAAGATGGGAACGCCGAACGGACGATCAGGAACATGATTAATCCGAGTTACACCGATAAATTGATCGGGTATTTGATGCAGTCGGGGATGATTGAAGCCAGTGAACATGGGTGGATAATGGTTAATGAAGTGGAAACAAACTCCATGATGTTGAGGAAAAATTCGTGACGTTATTTATCGACTTTTATTATCGATTTATTATCAAATCTTTACTATTTGCTATGACCCTAAATGACCCTAGGGTCATGACCCTGGTTAGGGTCAAAAAGGGGCAAAAAGCGGCAAAAGTTGACCCTCCCTGACCCCTAACCCTTTAGGGTTAGGGTCAAGGGTCAATGCCGGCAGGGTCAGGGTTGGTTATTTTGGTGTTAGTTATTTGTTACTAATTTATTGTTAATTATTTGTTATTAGTTTTTGAGGGAAAAATAATGCCAGGTGGACGGCCATCGAGCATCAAAAGCAAATGGTTCAACCGGCAGTTATCCGATACCGATAAGTTGATACTGGCGGCAGCGGGTGATGGCGATTTGTCCAAAGGGTTTAAAAACTTGCTAGAAATTTATCAAGTTCTTTGGAGCCGTGGATACCGCCCTAGAATCGATTTTGAAGAATTCCTATGCGGAGATACTAACGAGCGATAAAGATTGAATATAGAGCGATCTGGAGCGTTTTGGAGGGTGTTTGAGATGGTGTTCTTTAAGATTTTATTCCGGTCGGTGAAATGAAACAAAACGAACAGAAACGAAAGCAAACGAATATGAAACGAACACGAACGAACAATTGGGTCGATTGTTCTGTTTTGTTCGTATGTACCCCGAGGATGCACCTCCCGCCATTCTCATTTATTTTTTCTATCCCCCCTTGATTTTTCATAGATTTTAACTACCGAGATGCCGGAATGATAACGAAATGCACACCCCGCTATAGCTTTTGCCTAACGTAATGTTTGAACGTCGCGTAACCAGCGTTATGTAAAAT